GGCAGCTAGTCGGATGATGTTATCCACGCACTTTTCACTGAGCGAGCTTACAAAGTCTTCTACCGCAACGCGCAAGGGGATAGACAACACCCCTAACGGCGAAGCGCTGGAGAACCTCCTCGTGCTTTGCAGCAAGATCCTTGAGCCTGTCCGGGAGCATTATGGCGTCCCGTTCGTTCCCAGCAGCGGGTTCCGCTGCCCTGAACTGAACCGCGCAATCGGTTCGTCCCCAACGTCGCAGCACGTCACAGGAAATGCCGTGGACTTCGAGGTGCCGGGCATCGATAACAAAGACGTGGCGCTCTGGGTCATGGAGAATTGCGACTTCGACCAGCTAATCCTGGAGTTCTACAAGGAAGGCGATCCTGCGAGCGGCTGGGTCCATTGCAGCTACGACGTTGACAGGAAGCACCGCAAATCGGCCCGCATCTTTGACGGTCGCACTTGGACCGCCCTAGCTTAGATATATCCCCGGAGACCGTTGCTGCTGGGTGGGTTAAGGGGATCCCCAACGACTACGTGTTTGTGGGAGTATAGCTTCCCCAGCCTTTCCCAGTAGTCAGCCCTAGAGGCTGGGTTGTCGTTGTACATGTATAAAGAGGGTGCATCCTCATTACTGAACTCCTTAAACCAGACCCCTTTAAAACGAAAGGGGTTTCTTGCAAAATGTATCCTTGCGTTGGGTATAGCGTCGTAATCTCGATTATACGCGGTCAGTAAATTTCCATTATCGTCGTCGGGTTCAAACAGGTACGGCACTAATAGTCTGTAAGCCTGAAGCATGGATTCGTGTTTTATCATCTTAGCCACTCCCTAGCGTCCTCGCCCAATACAAGGTCCGCAATCTTAATCTTGTTCCGCAAGGCGTCCACGATCTTCTCGTCAACGGTCTTGGTCGATATCAGGTCGATATACGTCACCCCCATGGGATGCTACAAGGATCGAATCGTATTCCTTTTGTAGTCCATAGATAACATCACCTAAGAAATCCAGATAATACACAAGTTCCGAACTCGACCCTTCAGGGTCCTTTACGACCTGTTTCCACTCGTCCAGTTTCTTGCGAGTTGTAGGCGAAGGACGCGCTTCGCCCGCTTCGTCGTGCCAATTAAACGTGATACTTTCCGTCATCTTAGCCACTCCCTAGCGTCCTCACCCAATACAAGGTCCGCAATTCTAATCTTGTTCCTCAAGGCGTCCACGATCTTCTCGTCAATGGTCTTGGGCGATATCAGGTCGATATACGTCACCTTGTTCTCCTGCCCGATGCGGTGCGCGCGGTCCTCCGACTGAAGCCGTAGCTCCAGATCATAGCTGTTGCTGTAATATATTACAGTGTTTGCAGCCGTGAGGGTCAGACCGTACCCGCCTGTTTTAGGGTGCCCCACGATGAAACGTAACTCCGATTGCCGATCTTGGAAAGTTTCCACGATCTGTTGGCGATCCGAATCAGGGGTTTCACCGTGGAGCGTTGCAACCGCTTCGACGCCAAAGCGGTCGCGCAGGGCCTCGGCAATCGAACGGATATCCTGTGTCCAGGTTGCCCATATGATTGCTTTGCCCTGTATCTCGTCGCATATGTCCAATAGTGCGTTCTGCCGGTTGGACTTCAGGGGGTGAACGGTCCCGTCGTCGTCCGTCAGGCTGCCCAGACATATCTGTTGCAGACGCATAATCTGCGTCAATACGTTCTGCGTAGTGGCTAAGTCACCACTGTCCAGCCGCGCCAGCGCCAGATTCTTCATCTGCACGTAGGCTTCTGATTGTTCGGTGGTAAGCTCAACCTCTCTCCGCATGTAGACCTTGTCCGGAAGGTCCAGACAATCCTCTTTCCGAACTCGGAAGGAATGCTCGTCCAGCGTCTCTGTAAGCTCTTCCAGACGCTGGAACCCCAGTATCTGGTTAAAGGAGTGCGCGCCCATGCTTCGCCTCTGTACGACGGCGTAGCGGCCTTGGAAGGCGTAATAGCTTTTGAAGCCCAGTATGTCCGGACTGAGGAACTCCATCTGGCTGTACAGGTCCATGGGGCTCTTCGTGACCGGGGAGCCCGTCAGGATGCGACGCATTGTCGCACCACGGCCCACGGAACAGACGGCCTTGGTTCTTTTGGCCTGCCTGTTCTTGATGGTGGTGGATTCGTCCACGGTCATAAAGACCTTGAACTTCTTCACAAAAAACTCCGCTACATCAACGCCCTTCTTCGTGGAAAACGCCTCGATGTTCATCAGCAGGAACTTCATCTTCCCGGTGTTCTCGTGAAGGTCCATTAGCTCCTTGCGATGAGCCTTACTGAGGCTTGGCCTCCACAGGACGATCTCGCGTTCGATCCGCTCGGGTAAATGAGCCGCTATCTCGGGCACCCAGTTCCGGATGACGCCCTTGGGTGCTACGATAATCGCGAAGTCTATGATACCCTTCTCAAAACAGAGAGCCATGGAGTCAATGTCCACTTTCGTCTTCCCTGTGCCCATGTCCATGAGAAGGGCGAAATTGACCCTTTCGGCGCTGGCGTCAAAAGCCTCGCGCTGATGGTCGTAGGGTTCGGTTTTAAAAACAAACTCGGTCATAAAGATTTCTCTTGCATCTGCTTAGATATACCCATATAACGATTCTTGACGGTTAAGTCAACCGCCGAAAAACGAAACAGGAGAAAACGATGAGCGACCTACTATCTGAGATGGCCTCAGACTCCGGAGAAAACCCCGACAAGCTAGATACCTTGGATACCGGCAAGCTCGACGGCGTGTCGCGGCTGGCAAACGAGGCCGCAAATCTGGAGCGGGAAATATCCGACGCCGAGCAGCTTCTGAAAGGAAAGAAGCAGGCCCTGCACAAGATCACCGACGAGCAACTGCCGGAGGCCCTTGAGGAGATGGGCTTGCAGAAGTTTACGCTGACCGACGGCGCAGAGATCTCCGTCAAACCCATATACGCGGCCACCATCCCGGTGGACCGCCGGGAAGAAGCCTTCCAGTGGCTGCGCGACCATGAGTTTGGCGACCTCGTCAAAAACAACGTGACCGTCACTTTTGGTCGCGGCGAAGACACAACTGCCAAAGAGTTTGTTGGACTTTGCGGCTCACAAGGATTCGTTCCCAGTCAGACTGAGAAGGTCGAACCGATGACCTTGAAGGCTTGGCTCAGGGAACGGGTGGAAGCGGGCGACCCCATCCCGCTTGATTTATTTGGGGCTTTTATCTCGCAACGAGCAACCATCAAAAGGAGTAAGTGACCATGGCCCGAGCAATGCGACCATTGGCTAAAAAGAAGACCGCGGAAGTCGCAATCATGGACGAAAACATGTTTGCAGCCGACGCAGGTATCGGCGTGAGCGATCTTGGTTCGGAAGACCTCGCAATCCCTTTTCTGAAGGTTTTGCAGAAGATGTCCGACGAACTGGACGACCTCGATGACGCCAAGGCCGGTGACATCTACAACACCGTTACCAAGGATGTCGTCAAAGGAAAGGCAGGGCTGACCGTCATCAACTGCGCCTACGTTCTCCAGTTCATCGAATGGGAGCCGCGTGGCACAGGAACCGGGGCACCACACCGTATCTACAGTTCGTCAGACGAAATACCCCAGACCGAGCGGGGCGACGACAACAAGGACTACGTCGTAGGCGGCAGCGGGCGTTATCTCGAACGCACCGCCCAGCATTACGTCCTCATCATCGACGAGGACGGCATGACCCAGCAGGCACTCCTGCCTATGAAGTCTACGCAGTTCAAGAAGTCGAAGCAGTGGAACTCGGCGATGAAGTCTTTGAAGATGAAAGACTCAAAGGGGCACCTGTTTACCCCGCCACGCTTCAGCCACGTCTGGAAACTTGAAACCGTTCCTGAAGAAAACAAGAACGGTTCGTGGCACGGTTGGCAGATCTCCAAGGACAGCGTGGTCTCCGACCCGTCCGTTTACGCGGAAGCCAGGCTGTTCGCCGAGTCCATCCTTGCCGGGCAGGTGAGAGTCAAACACGTCAGGGAAGACGAAAAAGCCTCCTCCGACGAAGACATGCCCTTCTAGGTAATTTGGGGGGAGAAGGCACTTCTCCCCCCATATCTCGCCATGAAAAAAGAAATAGAAAGATTTGCGCGGCTGTTCCGTGGTTTGAACCGAGCCTACGGGGCCTTGGATATTACAACCAAGGACGCTCGGGGTAAGCAAAAGGGCAACTATAAATTTGTCCACGAACCACGGACCACGGCCACTTACGCATCTCATCTGAAAGGTGAGGTGAGCATAGGCGTTGTTCCTATCAATGAGGACGACGCCTGCCTATGGGGAGCAATTGACATTGACCAGTACCCGCTGGACCACGGCGAGGTATTAAAAAGACTAAGCCGACTGGAACTTCCACTGGTGGTCTGCCGCAGTAAGTCGGGAGGAGCGCACCTGTACCTGTTCTTTAAGGAGTTCGTGGAAGCCGAAAAGGTCCAGCTTAAACTAAAAGAAATAGCCGCCGAGATAGGGTACGGGGGCTGCGAGATCTTTCCCAAGCAGATCAAACTGGTTCTGGAGCGCGGGGATAACGGAAACTTCCTCAACCTCCCCTACTTTGACCACGAGGGCGGCCTGCGGTACGCCTTCAACAAGGATGGAAGCGCCGCGACCATCGTAGAGTTTCTGGACCAAGCCGAAGCATCCGCAATAACCGAGGACCAGTTAGACGGCCTGCTGTCCAAATCCGTATCGGTGGTGGACGATAAGCTCAAGGATGGCCCTCCGTGCCTACAGGCCCTGCTACGTCAGGGCTTTCCCGAGGGAACACGGAACAATGGCCTGTTCAATCTGGGTGTGTATCTCCGGAAGGCGTATCCCGACGACTGGGAAACGAAGATCCTCGATTACAACCAGACCATCATGGAGCCCGCGCTAGACCTTAAAGAGGTCAACATCGTCGCGGACCAGATAAAAAAGAAAGACTACCAGTACAAATGCGCCGACCAGCCTATCTGCAACTTCTGCAACAAGGACCTGTGTCGCAGCCGGAAACACGGCGTCGGAGGGGGTGCCAATACGCCTACCGTAGCCAACCTCCGCAAATACGACAGCGAGCCACCGCTATGGTTCCTCGACGTTAACGGAAGCCCCGTGGAACTCGACACCGAAGGTCTACAGAAGCAGCCGCGCTTTCAAATGCTTTGTATGGAGCAGATAAACTTCATGCCGCGCACCATCACCCGGCAGGCCTGGGAGGCGCAGATGAACAGCCTTCTCGGGCAGATGGTGGACACCGAGGGCGCGGTAATCTCCACGTCAGCAGATACCAGTCTCAGCGGGCAGTTCTACGACATGCTGGAAGAGTTCTCGACGCACATGCAGTCCGCGATGGACCGGGAAGAGATACTTCTTCGTCGCCCATGGACCGACGAGGAAGAGGGCCGGACCTACTTCCGGCTCAAGGATTTCGAGGCGTTCCTGAAGCGCAACAAGTTCTTCGACTACCGGTCCAACAAGATAGCGCAGCGACTTCGAGACATAGACGGCAAGGCCGAACAGTTCCGGATCAAGGGACACATGGTCCGGTGCTGGTCGATACCTGCGTATGAAAAGATTGACGAGGAGTTTGGGTCTCGTTTCGACGACGAAGAGGACGTACCGTTTTGACCACTCCAAAAGTTAACTGGTGCCAGCTTATAAAGGACCTCCGTAAGGAATCCGGGATTTCCCAGAAAGACCTCGCGGGCAAGGCAAAAATGCCGCAGCGGACCATTGCCGAATACGAGAATATCGGGGCGGGACGACAGCTTTCGATACACAAGGTAGAGCAGATACTGGATGCTCTAGGTTACGAAATAGACGTATTTTTGAAGGTGCGGTAGATGTTCAGGTATTTTGGCCCTCCCGGAACCGGGAAAACGACCACGCTGCTGAATCAGGTAGACGCTCTACTGGCCGGGGGCATGTCACCCAACGACATAGGGTATTTCGCTTTCACGCGGAAAGCGGCCCACGAAGCACGGGACCGCGCCGTGGCGAGGTTCAACCTCGACCCGGAGAAAGACTTTCAGTACTTCCGGACGCTGCATAGTCTGGCGTTCCAGGCCCTTGGTATGACCGGGGCGGAGGTACTCGGCGACAAAGGCCTCCGGGGTTTCAGCGAGGAGACCGGGGTAGACCTGTCTACAAGCGGCTCCGAGCACATAGCCGATGACGGCTTTATGCTGATGAAATCTAACAACCCCATCATGCGGGCCTTTGATCTGGCGCGGAACACTCTGAGGGGGACGCAGTATGCCTACAACATAACCGATCTTCCCATTCCGTTTTACGAGTTCGAGCACCTGTACAAAGAGTACGAGCGCTTCAAGCTGCTCAACGGTCTGAAAGACTTCACCGACATGATGGTGGAGCTTTCCGAGAAGCCGGGGAACATCCCCTTCCTGAAGGTGGTGTTCCTTGACGAGGCGCAGGACCTTACTCCACTGCAATGGAAAGTTGCTCACCACCTCAACGACCGCAGCGACCGCATGTTCGTCGCAGGAGACGACGACCAAGGCATTTACCGGTGGGCCGGAGCCGACATCAACTACTTTGTTGGACTTCCGGGCGGCTCCGAGGTGCTGTCCCAGTCGTACAGGGTTCCGCGCAGCGTCCATGCCATCGCCGATTCCGTAGTCCAGCGTATCCGCAGCAGGCAGAAGAAAGTCTGGATGCCCCGCCCCGAGGAGGGAAGCGTCGAGCGCACCTATGACGCCAACACGGTCTCGTTCGGCGACGACGAATGGCTCGTCCTAGCGCAGGCCAATTACATGCTGGATGAACTGGCCGACAGGCTCACCTCCAGCGGGCATTACTTTGAGCGCAAGGGCTCGCCCTCCATCAAAAAGACCATCCGGAGCGCCATCAGTTCGTGGAACCACCTGCAACAAAGCCCCGGACACGAGATCTCCCTGAAGGAAGCCATCAATCTTTATGACCACATGTCCAGCGGGCCGGGCCGCCTGAAGCGCGGTGCCAAGAAGATGCTGTCCGGCGCGGACGAACAGGACCTGTTCACGATGGCCGTCCTGCGGCAGCACTTTGGTCTGGAGACGCCCGGCGATACATGGGACGCGGCCCTAGACCGCATAGGTAACGAAGACCGCGCCTATGCCACGGCGCTCCTTAACCGGGGCATCAACATTTTCGAGAAGCCCAAGATCAAACTGTCCACGATCCACGGGGCAAAAGGCGGTGAGGCCGACAATGTCCTGCTGTTCACCGACCTCTCCGGAAAAGCCTTGCAGGAGATGGAGAAGAACCCGGACGACGCACACCGCGTCCTATACGTTGGAATGACGCGGGCCATGCAGAATCTGGTCCTTAAAATGCCGGAAGACTCACAAAGGGGTTGGGCAATATGAAGATGCGACTTTTTTAAACAAAGGAGAGAAAGATGCCTGCTAAAGAAGTTTTAGAGACAGCCTCGGCTCTTGTCACGGGAGACCGGGCCAGTGCCCACGGCTCCATCCCGGAGACCCACGAGAACATAGCCCGCCTGTGGAACGGCTATATGTACAACAAGGACGAACTCACGGCGCACGACGTTGCCAACATGATGGAGCTTATGAAAGTGGCCCGGCGGAAGAACGGAGCTCTCAACATGGACGACTACGTTGACGGTGCCGGATACGCGGCGGTGGCTTACGAATGCGCCGAGGCGGAAGAAAGTAAGGAGGAAACCACACCCCATCCCTTCGACCCAGAGCGATTCCGGCTCACAGAGGAAGGCTTCCGGCTCAGAAGGGATGCGTTAAGTTGAAAAATAATCTCCAGAAGCCGAAGTGGGGCGTGAAAACCGAATGGGTGCCCATCGAGCAGCTACCGCCGACACCGGACGGCATCACAGAAATAGCAATTGATCTGGAAACCAAAGACCCACGGCTCAAGTCCCACGGTCCGGGTTGGGCCACGGGCCATGGGGATGTCGTCGGGTTTGCCGTCGCATACGAGGGTTTTAACGCCTACCTGCCCATTGCCCATGAGGGCGGCGGCAATCTGGACCGTGGCATTGTCATGCGCTGGTTCCAGAAGGAGATAGCCAACCACCCGTCGGACAAGATCTTCTTCAACGCCGCCTACGACGTGGGCTGGCTCAAGCGCCTTGGGATCGACCTCAAGGGCAAGATGATTGACGCCATGCTGGCCGCACCCCTGCTTAACGAAAACCGGTTCAGCTATTCCCTGAATGCAGTCTCATACGATTACATGGGGCTGATGAAGTCCGAGGCCGCGCTCCGGGAGGCCGCACAGGAATTTGGCGTAGACCCCAAGGCCGAACTCTACAAGCTGCCCGCCTGCTTTGTCGGCGAGTATGCCGAGGCCGACGCCCAGCTTACGCTCGATCTGTGGCAGGTCTTCAAGGTGGAACTGACCAAGGAGGATTTGTGGCAGGTCTTTGACATGGAGACCTCCGTCCTGCCGCTCTGCATCGAGATGACGTGGCGCGGCATCCGGGTTGACCTCGACGCCGCCGAGCGCCTCCGCCAAGATTTGATCAAAACCGTCAAGGCCATGCAGTCCGGCATCAAGAAGGAGACCGGCCTCGCCGTCGAGCTTTGGGCCGCTGCCAGCATTGCCAAGGTCTTTGACCAACTGGGCATACCCTATGGCCGCACCAAGACCGGGCTGCCGTCTTTCACGAAGAACTTCCTATCCCAGCATGAGCATCCAATAGCCCAGAAGATTGCCGAGGCGCGGGAATAC